CGCCGCGTGACGCCCAACGCATCATCGACCCCAAAGTGACGCATAACATGAGCGACCGAATCGCCCCGAAGATCGCCGCGGACGGCCCAGGCGGCCGACGAGAGGCGGCCGAATTACGGGAAACAGTCATCCTCGGTTCAGGCCGTAAGGCGTTGAATCCGGGGCCAATCCGGGCGATCCCGGTCAATCACGTAGGGAGTGCAAAAATGGTGAATGATGCCGGTGAAGGGCAACGACAGGGCCTCACGAATCAGCGGCTTGCGATCCGCCGTGGGGGATTCGTGGGCAGTCTGGCCGCGGCGCTGATGGCCGCGGGCGCGGGGGCGACGGTCGAGGATCGCCGCATCTCGGCCGAGGTCGAGTGGTTTGGGTACGCGATGGCGGTGCTCGACGCGGAGGAACTCAAGGCGGCCGGCGACTTGATCTTCGCTAGCGGGGGCGAGTCGAGCACGCCCCCCAATCCGTGCGCGTCGGTGCAGGAGCCGACCGCACTTTGCCTGTGCCCGCCGCAGCCGCCGTGGTCCATTTGCTACTAGCTCAGCGGCGTCTCCACAATATCGAAATCGCAGGTTGATATGCCGCCGCCGCTGGCGTTCGACTGCCGCTGCGCCTGCAGGTCAGATTGCAGCAGGCCAAACACGGGCTGCTGCTGCCAGGCGGATGAGGATGCTGCCGCTGCGATGTCCTCGATCACACACACTTCTTGCGAAACACCTGCAAGCTGCACGATTGAGAAAACGCTTGCCCACTGCTGCACCGTGAATTCGAGGTTGCCTCGCACTTCGTTGTCCGTCAGACCGACAAGCGTGCCGGCGTGTCGGCGTAGTCTGTTTCTTTTGAATACGTAGGGGCGCCCGGAGAATGACCTCACGACTTCCGATTGGTCTGCGCCGCCGCGGGTGGGTTGCGGGCTCACTGTGCACACCAGGCCACTCATCAGCGCCAGCCTGCCAACGCGGAGCGTCCAGTTTGACCCGGGCGCGGCGGTGAACTCGATTCGATTGAACCCGCGCGGCACGATGCCGCCCAGCGGGCGAAGCAGCGGACTGTTGATGGGCTCACTGGTCGCCCCGAGTCGCGGCATCCATGTCTGCCGCACTGCCGCCTCTACCACGTTCGCAAGGCGAACGTCTCGCTGCTGATCGACGTTGTACGGGCCAGTAAATGCTACGGTCGATTCACGCAGTCTCACCGTGAGGTCGATTGCAGATCCAGAGCTTTCCTGAAACGCCTGCACGTTGAGAAACCCCCAGACGATAGAGTTGTTGTTCAGCGGCGGCGCTGGCGCTATGGAACTCGCCAAAGTCAGGTCGAGCGTGACGGTGCTCGAGGACGCGATGCCCGTGCGCTCCCAGTAGACGCCCGGGTCAGGGCTGAAAATGTTGGTTACGGGGAACGCCCCGGTGGTTGTGCCTGATCCTGAAACTGTCACGCTTCGTGTTGACCAGCGCACAGCGTCAGAGATCGAATCGTTGAACGCGAAAACGCTGGCCATACTTACCCCCACGCAGTGATCTGGACTTCGCGCCCCATGAGCGCGCCACGCACGCGCACGACGCGCAGCTTCTTGGCGGACAGCCCGAAGCGCGGCCAGGTGATTTCGATCAGGTCGCCCGGCTCGATCTGGTCGGCGTTGATGCCGGCGTCGAGCAAAGCCGTGAACTCGTAGAAAAACCGTTCCACGCTGTACAGCGCAGCCCAGCGGTTGGCCTCCGCTACGGCGTCCGCGTCGCGCGCCAGCAGGGTTGGGATGCCGCCGACATACTCGCGTTCGTTGTCCGCACTGCCGGTGATGCCTCGTGCACCGTCCGCATGCGTGTACGCAGCCGCTAGGGCTGTTGCGCTCTCGAACTTAAATCGGTAGTCCGCAAGCGACTGCTGGCGATGCCACGCGGGCGCGTAATAGTCTGCCGGCGGCGTGTGCGCGAAGGCCGCTTGGCCGAAGTTGACGACGCCGGTATTGGTTTCCGCGGCGTTTCCGCCCGTCATGACGTGCGCAATACCTTCGGTGCCGATGGCTGCTACCAGGAAGCCGGCTTCCGTGTCCGGGTTGCTGGCGTTCTGCCACGTACCATTGCGGCCGAAGTAGACGCGAAAATGGCGCTGGTTGGCACCCATCGCCGCCGGGCGCCCGTCAATCGCGACTTGTATCACATCATTTGCCGCCCACGCCGCACCGTAAGCAGACCCGGTGCCGTTCAAAAATGACTGACCGTTGGCCCGATAGGACAGGCTATCGGTGGTTGCCCCCGGATAGCTCGTGATCGTGGCGGCCGCGTTGCCTACCCCGATGTAGTGCTGCTGCGCAGCGCCAATCGCGGTCACCCGGACTTCGAAGTAAAGCCGCTCGCCAAAAAGCCCCGGCGTGCTGCGCACGCTGCCGACATTGGTAGCGCTATAGGTGTAGTTGGAGTTGGACAGCGCAACGTCTGCATCTTTGTCGGTGGTGTTGAGCTGCAAGTAATTGAGGGCCCCGACCAGCTCGCCCTCGGTGTACGCACGCCAGTTGCGCTTTGCCAGACACACGTTAGAGAGGCCCGGCGCTCCGTCGAAGGTAATGCGTACGCCGGTGTCGCGCTTGATGTTGCTTTGGTTGAAGGCGAAGGCCGCCGTGCCGGTCGGGGCCAGCAGGCGGCCGAACGTGAGCGTGCCGCCGCGCCGGACGTACCACCATCCGCCGATACTGCCCGCAAGCTGGTCCAGCACGTCCGCGATAGTCACCGGCTCAGACACATGCACCCCGTATCGGTAGCCGGTGTCGGTGTCGATCTGCGCGATGCCCGTGGTGTCGAGGTCGCCGGAAAGCAGCGGTCCTTTCACCGTGCACAGGTAGGGCACGATGTCCTGCAGGCGGTCGTCCAGCGCGATCTTGCGGATGCGCAGGTTGTCGAGCGTCAGGTCGGCATTGGACCCGTCGACCGCCGCGATCCGCATGGCAAAGTTGACCGCAATCCGAAAGATCCCCGTGTAGCGCCCTACACCGTCGATGATGCGCTCTACTTGCGTGCCTAACGCCCCCATGCGGAGGCGTACGCTTCCGCTCGTATAGCTGGGACAATCAATCTCGTAGAAAAACAGTTCGCTTTCCGTGGCGGTGATCGTGGTGTTCGACTGCAGCGTCAGATCGGCGCCGCCCGCCGTGTTTTGCATGCGCAACGTGTTGGTGACGATGGTCGCGTCGCGACCCGCGACGCCGCCGTTAAATTCCGTCCACGCCGCAAGGTCAACAAAGTCGTTTGTTAGCTCGGTGCTGAGAATGCGGAACCGCCCCTGCACGTTAGCGACTTGCGTGCCACCGATCGCGGTCAGGCGCTCGATCCCATAGATGCCGGACTTCGCCGAACGCCGATAGCCGGTGCCCTCGATCAACGCAGCGCCCTGGTCCAGCACCTGCGTGGTGCCGACCCACTGGTCGTCCTCGTGCACGTCAAAGTGCCCATTCCCGAAAACGTCGGGCTGCTGCAGCGGCACCTGAAAGCACGTACCCAGCGTGATCGGCCGGGGCTTGCCGCGCAGCGCCTGATTGGTGACGGTCGTCGGGTACAGGCTTGTCTGCAGCGGGCGTTCCAGCCGCGCGGTTCGGTCTTTAAGCGTCAGTGTAAAATACCGCTCGTCGATCTCCGTGGCATCCGCCAGCAGCGTGGCGACGGTGGCGAACGTGCTGTAGGCGTCGCCGGTTTCGCCGCGCTTGATAACCACCACTTGATCGCGATAGGACCGTCCGACCTGCGCATCGTAGGCGCCGTCCGCGTTGACGAGCCGCACGCGCCCGACGTTTTGCGCGCCACGCGGACGCTCGCCCCAGAACACGCACCCCACGCTGCGGTCAAAAGACAAATCCTCCGCGATGCGTGGCTCAAACACTGTGCTGGCTGGCGTGTCCGACGACCGGGTGATGTAGGGATGCGTGCATGCGTATAGCGTGCCGCCTCCAGGAATGCCGATTTCCACCGCAATGCAAGGCAGGCCGGCCATCAGGTCACCCGATCCGTACGCCGCGAGAGGCGATCAAGCGAGTTGAGCAGTTGCTGTGCCTGCGCGCCGCTCATGACGCCGCTGTTGGTTGCCCCATTGCCGCCCTGAAGGAATCGCAGCAACGCCTGATAAATCTCGCGCAACTGTCCGAGCGCGACTGCCATCGACTGGCTCCCATCGACGCTAGCCAACGGCGTGAGCGTGCCGCGCACGAGCGCCTCGTAACGCTGAAAATCAGCCGATCCCACGCCGTAGAATCGCGCTGCCTGTTGCAACAGCGCGTCACCGGCGCCCGCAATGCCGCGGATGGCGTCGAAGTCGCCCAACGATGCGCGCCGTGCCAAGTCCTCAAATTGCTGCTGGCTGCGGGTGAGTTGTTGCAACGGGTTTTCACTGGTGACGCTACCCCCGCGGTTAAGCCAGTCGCGCACTGGCTGCAGCGCGTTGCCCAGCCCTTCGAGCCAGTCCGCTTGATAGTCCAGGTAGAGTTGAAACGACTGTTGCGCGGCGTCCGTGAACTCTTGGATGGCGTCGGTTGAATCTCGGGTGGCGTCCGCCTGTTCGCGCAGCGCGGCTGTGCGGCGACGCTCGATCAGTTCGAGGTCTTCTTGGGACGCGCCCAATGCGATCGCCTGCTCGCGCAGTCTGTCGAATCGACGGTTGATGTCGGCGATAGCCCGGTCGGCCGGGGTCAGGCCATCGGTAAGGTCGTCGAAGCGCAGGTCGTCGAGCAGCGCGTCCAGGTTCTGCCGCTGCAAGTCGTTGAGACGCTCAATCGCGTTGCCGCGCAGTTCCTCGATGCGAGCCAGTTGCGCCTGGTCGGCGCCCAGCTTGCGCGCTTCCTCGGCCGCGGCGTCGAACTGCCGATTGATGGCGTCCAGCTCGCGCTCGAACGGGGTCAAGCCGGAGAGCCGGTCGACCTCTTCCAGGGACTCAATCAACGCGTTCAGGCGCTGCGGGCGGCTAAGGATTTCCGCGAGTCGCGCAGTGCGTTCCTCAAGGGTCGCCGCGCCGTTGACAAAGTCCTGCACGTCCTGGTCGAACGTGGCGAGGATCGCGTCGAAACGTTGCCCGAGGATGTTCTCGGCACTGATCGCGCCCTCCTGCAGGCGCAGGTTAAAGCCTGCCAGCGCGTCGGTGACCTTGTCGAGCTGGTCGGCGTTGAGCAGGTCGGCGATGGTGTTGTCGAACTGCACGACCGACTGGCCGATCTGGTCGCGCGTCTGCCGGTCGACGCTGTCGATCGACGCGAAGGTGAAGCCGCCCAGCCGCGACTCAAACGTTGAGCCCGGCGCGAAGTTGCGGAACCCCGGCGTGCCGACGATGTCGTCGCCGATAACGTTGATGCTTGGCGGTTTGGCTGCAAAGAGATTGGCAGCAAGCCCGCCGATGATGGCGCCGATGATCGTGCCGACAATCGGGACCACAGAGCCGAGCGAGGCGCCCAACCCAAGGCCGGAAAGGCCGGAACCGATCACCCCAGCGCCGAACGTGGTCGAGGCGAACAGCCCGCCCGCGAGGCCACCGGACAGCGCGCCGGTGCCGCGGTTGCCGGTGCTGGCCCCTGCCAGCAGCAATGCGGCAGGGCCCAGCGTGGACAGCGCTGCGCCGCCCCCGTTCAGCATGTTGAGGAATCCAGAGCCGCCGACAGCCCCTAGCCCACCGCCGGGACCGCCGGACACGTTGAACTGCAGGTTCGTGCTCAGGAACTGCCGCACCAAGTTCGAAAGAAATTGCCGCGCGATCGATTCCAGCGCGTCGCCGAAGTCCTCAAACGACTTGATGTTGCCGGCGATGAAGTCGGCGAAGGCGTCGCTGGCTGCGTCGACCGCGCCGGCCCAGTTGTCGGCGAAGAACTGCGCTTCCTCGGTCGTGGTCTGGTTCAGGACCGCTTGCGACTCGCGCAGGTTGTCGAACGAGATGGCGCCAAGGTCGATGTCCTCGACCAGCGACTGCATGGACTCGCTGACCGGCGCGAGGCTGCGTTGGAACGCCAGGTTGAAGCCGGTGAGTCGCTCGACTTCCTGCCCCAGCTTCTTAACTTTTGCCGCGGCCTTTTCGCTTTCCTCGCCGATCTCGATGATCGGCGGCGGCAGCTTTGCGGCGTTGTCGGCGGCGGGCTTGGCCGACTTCGCGAGGCCTTCGACGCCGCCCTTGATCCGCTCGATCTTGACGGCTGCGTCGGCCTTGATGCTGCTGATGCTTGACGCCAGGTCGCCCATCCGCTTGGCGGCGTCGGCGGCGGCCTTGTTGCCCAGCGCGTCGACGGCACGGGTGATGGCGTCCAGGCCGCGCTCGGCCGCGGCGAAGTTGCCGCTGGCGGCGGCTTCGATCGACTGGAAGGTGACGATGGCGATGTTGCCGACCACGCCGAGGTTTTCGGACCAGTCGGTCAGGAACGCCACCGCGTTGGCGACTTCGGCGCCGAGCACCTCGATCTCGCTGGCCGCCTCGATCAGGTCGACCGAGAACAGGTTCAGCTCGTTGCCGATGAACTTGCCCGCCTCGGCCAGCAGCCCGCCGTTCTTGGCGGCCTCGGCGGCATCGGTGCTGAACTCGTTGAGCGCTGGCAGGATGGCCGTGGTGAGCGCGGTGGCGAAGCCGGAGCCGGCGGCCTTCAGCTTGTCGAGGTTGTCGCTGAAGGCCTGCGCCGCCGCAACCGCGTCGCCGCCGACAACGACGCCCAGCCGCGCCGCCTCGTCGGTCAGCGCGGCAATGCCGCCTTGGCCCTCGTTGAGCAGCGCGAGCAGCTCAGGCCCGGCCGAGCGGCCGAACAGTTGCGTGGCAATCGCGGCTTCCTGCGCGCCGTCCTGGTAGGACTCAAAGCGCGACGCCACCTGCAGCAGCGCCGCGTCGGCGCTGATGACCTTGCCCTGCGCGTCCTTGATGCTGATGCCGAGGCTGTCGAACAGCGCCGCGGCCTGCTTGTTGCCGTTGGCGGCATCGCCTAGCGTCTTGTTGAGCCGCGTGAGGCCCGCGTTGAGCGTCTCCGCGCTGCTGCCGGACTGCTGCGCGGCGAAGCCTAGGCCACTGAGCGATTCGGTGGTGATGTTGAGCGCGCGCGCCTGGTCGCCGAGCTTGTCGAGCGAATCGACGGTGGCCGCGACCGTCGCAGCCAGTGCGGCGATTCCGCCGGCAGCGGCCGCAGCGAACGCGGTATTGAGGCCCTTGACCTGCCCCTCGATCCCGCGCAGCACCGGCGTGATCTTGTCAACTGCGCCGAAGACGATGGTGGTTTCAGTTTGCGCCACGGGTCAGGTCCTGTTGCGCTGCAGCCGGTTGATGCGGGCCAGCAATTCGCGGTTCATGCGGGTGAAGTAGAAGCGCTCGATGCGGCCGCGGACGCTGCGGTTGTTGAGGTGATCCGCCACGCTCGGGCCCGTCAGCGGCCGGATCGGCTCGCGGGTCTGCCCGGCGTACCGCCCGCGGGTCATGCGGCGCGGTTCCTCGCCGGTGCGGATCCAGAACAGGTCGGTGCCTTGCGGGCTGGGTGCCTTGAAGCCCTTGCGGATGACCTTGGCCTTTCCCTTTAAGATGGCCACCTGCACGCCGCCACGGGTCAGGGCGCGCGCGCGGTAGCTCACGAAAGTGATCGGCGTCGGGTTGCCGCGCACCACGAAGCCGCGCCGGTTGGCCGCCGTGTTGACGCTCAGTGGCCCGGCGACGCGGTTTTGCGGCAGGTTGTAGACCTCGGTGATCGCGCGCTTCGATTCGGTGAACGTCGCGCGCTGCACGCTGATGGTGGCCCGCTCCAGCTCGCGGCCGACGTTCTTCGCCACCCGGTCAAGTTGCCGCTCGAGGGCGCGAAGGGCGCGGCGATCGTCGATGGTGATGCTCAGCGCCACGCCCCCTCCTTCGTCAGTCGCCCTTGATGCGCTCGGCGAAGCCTTCGAGCGATGCCGACTCGGCGCGTTTGCTGTACAGCAAATCTTCCAGCTTCGGCTTGCCGCCCTGTAGCTGGATCAGCGTGGCGCGGATCAAGGCCTGCGGGAGCTCGTGCAGGTGGTAGTCGTCGAACGGGCGCACCAGGAACAGCGCGACCCACTGGGCGAACTCCTGCGCGGTCATGCTGGCGCGCAGTTCAGCCCGGGTGCGCCCCAGGCGGAAGCACAGCGCCGTGATGACGCGTTCCTGCAGGTCGGTGGCTAGCCGTTTCCCAGCGCGACGGCGTCGTCGGCGGTGGTGTCGCCTTGCGCGGCCTGCACGGCCAGCGAGAGGCGGGTAAAGGTTTCGGGGTGGTCGCCGGCCCAGGCGGCCCATTCGTCGCGCGACATGTACGGCTGCAGCTTGTCGTCGGGCCCACGCGCGCCGGTGACCACGGCGAGAAACAGCAGGTTGATCGCGGCGGCCACGTTGGCGCGGCGGCCGGGAGTCTGGCCGGTGTCGCTGACGCCGGCGCGATCCTCGATGGACAGGCGTGCGACGTGAATGACCTCGTCGATGCCCTCGACGCTGATCTGCTTGACCGCGCCGACCTTGGCGGCGGCGTCGATGGCTTGTTCGCGGATGGACTTTGGCATCTTGGACTCCTTGCAGTGGGAAAAGAAAGACGCCGCCCCACGCGGGGGCGGCGTCGGGCCGGGGGCGCTGCCCCCGGCAGGGTGGATCAGGTCGCGTAGACCGTCGGGATGCTGACGCCGGCGAAGTTGACGGCGCCGCGCAGCACGTCGCCCTCGATCGTGGGCGAGTCGACGAAGCCGACATATCCGTTAATGAGCAGGCGCATGCCGGACGCGGCGCGCACGCGCAGCGCGCGGATGGCCGACGCATCCGCCGCGGCGCGCACGGTCGACAGCCAGGAAAGGCTCGGGTCATAGAACACCGGCAGGTTTGCGCTCACGGCCGAGCGCAGGGTGGGAAACTGCTTGCCGATGAGGTCGCCGATGCCGGTGATGTCCGTGAACTGCTGCTCGCCGCCCGTCAGCTCGAGGTTCTGGACCTGCGAGATCGTGGTCCAAGTCGCGACGCGGCGCACCGTCGCGCCGACGAAGCCGGCCGCCGGGAAGAGTGAGGTATTGGTCGTGTCGAAACCTTCGAAGGTAAGGTCGTTGGTCGAGACCACCGACACGCGGAAGATGCGGCCCTCGGCGCGCTGCCAGCCGGCGCCGGTGAGGATCTCGACGAAGTCGCCGACGGCGGTGCCGTGGCCGGCGCCGACGGTCACGACGGACGAGGCCACGTTGGTGGCGGCGGTGACGGTGACGGTGGTCCCGAAGGTCGCGGCGATGTCAAAGGCGGCGCCGCGTGCGCTGATGATGGGCATGTTGCAGGTCCTCGAGGTGACGCCGCAGCGCGGCGGAGATGAAAAAGGCCCGCGCGAGGCGGGCCTTTCGGGTGCCGGGGGCGCCCGGCGGCGAAGCGGGTGGAATCAGGGCTCGTAGATCTGCGCGCGCAGGGTCAGCGACACCAGGACGGCGTCGCTGCCCTCGGGCCGCTCGATCTCGGCACCGGACACCGCGCCGATCGCGGCCTGCGCAGCGCCGAGCGCAACGCTGGCGCCGACGGCGCGGAAGAGTTCGTGAATGTCTTCTGCGGCATCGCGCGCGAGGTCTTCGGCGGTGTTGTCGCTCGCGGCGAGCACGGCTTCGATGCGCAGTTCGCAGTCGCGGGTGACCAGCGTCGTGTCGGGCACCACCTCCCACGCCACCAGCCGCACGCTGCAAAACGGCGCGCCGGCAGCCAGCGCCTGCGGGCGCTCGGTGCTCACGGCGGTGCCGATGCTGGTGCGGTAGGCCGGCGGCTGCACCAGGGTGAGCTGCGACGCCACGTGCTCGACGAGCAGCGTGGTGTAGGGCGTGTGCGTGGCCATCAGCGCGTGATCCAGCGGGTGATGCTTTGGTCTTCCTCGACCAGCGCTTCCAGGATCAGCGTGGCGCCGTCGACCACCAGCGACCCGCCGCGGGCGGCGGGCGTGGTGAAGTCGGCCTTGTAGAGCACCACCTCCGTGCGCGTGCTGGCCACGGCGCGGTTCTCGCCGAAGGTGTCGACCTGAATGTCGTCGCGCAGCAACCGCACCGTAAACGCCGCCCCGCCCGGGGGCGAAGGCGGCGTGTAGGTGCCCGTGTCGGCCAGGCCGGCGGCCAGCAGCCCGGCGTGCAGCTCCGCGTCGATCGCCCGCAGGGTGGACTGCTGGCCCATGGCTCAGGTGTACTTGCTGCGGCCGGTCAGCGACGCCGCGACGATCGCCGGGCCCGTGACGATGGTGCCGACGATGCGCAAATGGCTCCGCGCCGCGCCGGCAGGAATCACCAGTTTCTGCACGTTGTTCGCCGAGCTGACCGCCGTGAAGGCGTAGCCGGTGAGCACGGCCGAGCCGGTGCCCGAGCCGTCGGTGGCATCTTCCACGGTGGTGGTGATCGAGCCGGTCACGGCGCCGACCTGCTGGATGATGATGATCTCGCCCTCGTAGGGGCGGATGTCGATCCAGCCCGACGTGGCGTTGGCGGTGGCAGCGGCCGACACCGGATTGAGCACGATGACGGTCGTGCTGGCCGAACCTTCGTTGTTGAGCATGATCAGGATTCCTTCGGTGCGGCCTTGGCGGCCGGCTTGGCGGGTTGGGTGGTGAACTCGGCCTTGCGCAGGCCGCGCAGATCGAGGGCGAGCTTGGCGTCGACCGGGAACACGTCGCCGACTTCGCGTCGCGTGCCGCCCAGGTAGAACGCGCGGGTGACCTTGATGAGTTGATCGGCCATGGGGAATGGGGCCCGGTTGCCCGGGCCCCGCTCGCTCAGCTGATGTTGGTCGACAGCGAGAACGCGGCCGGGTAGCGCACACCGATGTCGGTGCTGTAGAACGCGCGCACGCCGATGATGCCCGCGGCGAAGTTCGCGTATGGGTTGACCTCGACCTCGAGCACGCCCCACTCGCCCACGACCACCTGGTCGAATGCACCGAACAGCAGGTTGCTGGCCGGGAGCTGGTTCGACGACATGGCACGGAAGCCGCAGGCGTTGCCGTTGAGCACGTTGCCGTCCCACAGCGGGCTGGCGGTGCTGGCGAACTTCACCCGCTGCATCAGCAGCGCAGCGACGGCCGGCGGGCAGACGTAGCCGGCCGACTCGAACAGCGCGTTGCTGGTCGCCGTGTCGGTCTGGAACTCGAGCATGCCGGCGTAGCCGATGGTGGTGCCCGTGACCGCGCCGATGCCGGCGGTGTTGTTGATGCCGGTGGGCTGGCCACCTGCACCCGTGCCCACGAGGCCGGCGGCGTCGACCGCGAGCGCCACGACGGCGGCGAGGTCAGCCATGACCAGCGACTCGGCGTCCGGGGACGACTGCAGCGCGAGCTGGCGGCTGATCTCGGTGTAGGCGGCGACGTTCTTTGGCGTCATCGCGATCTGGCCGAAGGTCTGCTGGCTCTCGGTCGCCGGGGTGGTTTCGCTGCCGAGCCAGAACGCGGTGGCCGCGGCGGTGTGGCGCGGGATGGTCACGTTGCCGGTCAGGCCCGACAGGCGGCGGGCGCCCATCGCGTAGAGAACGCTGCGGTTGCGCAGGAGCGTGACGAAGTCGACGTTCTGCGTCTCGACCAGCGCACCACCGGCGCTCGCGGGCGTCACGCTGAGGTCGCGCTTGCCGGTGCCGACCGAGCGCTGCAGCACGTCGAACGGCACCAGGAAGCGGCGGTTGTCCGGCGACTTGCCCATGCGCTTGGCGATCTCGATCGAGCACTCGGCCTCGAACCCGGCCTTGCTCCAATCCTTCGAAGCGCAGGCTTCGATCGCGCGCAGCATGCTGTAGCGCTTCAGATCGGACTTGCTCAGATCGAGCTTGGCTTCCGACTGCGGGTTCTTCGCGCCGCGCTCGGCGATCACGTCGAGGATCTTGCCGGTCACGACGTCCATGTCCGCGCCGCTGTCGATCCACGCATCGCGCTGGGCGTCGTCGATCTTGTGCTGGCGGGCGAGGGCCGTGATCGCCTTGATGCGCAGGCGCTCGGGGTTCACAGCTTCGGCGCTTGCGCCCGCCGCGGCAGTTGCTTCGGTCATCTTTGGAGCCTCTTGGGTTGCGGCGGGTGCCGCGGGGGGGATTGCGGAAGCGCGGTCTGCAGCGGCCGGTGCTTCGGTGTTGCAGATGCGTACTTCGAGTTCATCCATGGGCGCGGTGCGCCCCACGCCAACGGACTGATCCGCCGGCACGGTGACGATGGAAACCTCCATCGCTTCCCAGTCGGTAACGGTGAAGGTCTCGGACTTCTTGTCCTCGACGACCTGGTTGATCCGGTACATGAAGCTGACGTTGCGCAGGATCCCGTCGCGCACCAGTCCGAACACTTCATCGGCGCGCGGGCTGGTGCCTGCGCTGGGGAAGCGCACGTCGGCGTAGCCGCGGCCCTTGTCGATCCATGCGCGCTCGACCACGCCGACGACGTCGTCGAGGTTGTGGTTGAACAGCAGCGGCCCGCCGGCGTTGAGCCGGTCCAGGTTGGCCGCCTTGCCTTCGTGGCTCAGGACTTCCTTGCCCCAGTAGCGTTCCACCGGCGCTTCGCTGCTGAACGACAGCGCGACCGTGCGCGCGTCGGCGTCGACCCGTTCGGCTTTCATCAAGCGGGTCTGTGGCTTGAGCTTCATGCGTTACCTCCGAAGCGACACCACCCGCTGCGGCTGGGCCGCCTCGGGCTGGTCGTCGTCGTCGTCTTCTTCGTCGGCCGCGGGCGCCGGCGGGGCCGGCGGCGCGGGTGGCTGCTGGCCCGTGGCCATGCCCGGGCTGGTGTCGAACTTGAGGCCCTTGTCGTCCATCATTTGCAGCTCGCGCTCGCGGGCGTCGAGGACTTCCTCAAGGTCCTGCCCGTTGCCGGTGGCGGCGATGACGTCGCTGACCGTCGTGAAGCCGGCCATGACCGCTTCCTTGTAGGCCGCGACTTCCTTCGTCGGGTCGACCCACGACCAGCCGCGCGGCTTGAACTGCACCGCCTCGTACTTGCTGGGGTCGATGGCGTATTCGCTTCGGTTGACCTGCGGCAGCGCGCCGGACAGCACGGCCTGCTGCAGCCACATGCGGTGCAGCGGCTCGCGGAACGAGCGGATGAACCACTGCTGCAGGTGCTTCCAGGTATCGCGCGATTCGAGCAGCGACAGGCGGCTGCTGCTGTAGTTGGACTGCGAGTAGTCGCCGCTGATCGACTCGTAGGGCACGTCGGCGCCGACGCCGATCTCGCGCAGCATGTGGCGCATGAACGCCTCCATCGCGGCGTTCGGGCGGTTGGGCGAGTAGCTTGAGAACTTCTCGCCGGGCGCGAGGCGCACCGACAGCCCGGGTTCCAGGTCGAAGGCGCGCGAGCCATCGGCCTGCGGGGTGCCGGCGAGCGGCGATTCCTGGTCAGGCGTTTCGATGATGCCCATGTAGGCCGCGGCGGCACGCGCCGCGACCACTTCCGATTCGCTGTAGCCGTCGACATCGTGGAGCTTGCGCACCACCGCGTGCAGCCAGGGCTCGCCGCGGGTCTGCGGCCAGCGGGTGATCACGCGCAGGTGGAAGATCTGATCCGCCGGCACGCGCGTCAGGCGCTCGCTGCCGCCGACCGTCCACTTGAGGTCGCCGGGGTGGCGCTCGCGCAGCCAGTAGGCGGCCGGGCGGCCGTAGGCGTCGTGCTCCACACCCATCCGGTACTCGGCGCCGGGCGGCAGGCCCGTCGGCTGGACGTAGTGCGACGCGAGACGCTCGGCCTCGATCAGTTCGAGCGCCAGCGGCACGCGCGAGCCGCCGAAGCGACGCGGGTGGATGCGGATCAGCACCTCGCCGGCCTCGAAGACCTGCGCCATCGCGGCGCGTTCGAGGTCGTGGAAGTGAAGCTGGCCGCCGGTGTGGCAGCTATCGGCGTCGCACCACTTCCACCACGCCGTCTCGACCGCGTCGTTAACGTCCTTGCGCAGGGTGTCGCGCGTGCTGCGGATCTGCGCCTGCACGCCGATGCCGGAGCCGATGACGTTGTTGACCACCACCTGGCGCGCGCGGCGGGCAAAGGCGGCGTCGCGCACCAGCTCGCGCGAGCGTGCGCGCAGGTTGATGAGGCTGCTGTCCAGCTCGGCGTCGGCGCTGGTTTCGCCGCTGCCGAAGCCGGCGGTGAGGCGCGACTTGCGCGCGCCCGCGTACATGCGCGACTCGACGCCGGCCAGCGGTGCCGTGCGCGGGCGCGCGGGCGGTGCGGCCGCGAGCGCCGACTGGAACAGCGGGCTGTCGTAGATCTTACGCACGGTTGAACCTCACGCCGATGAACCGGGGGTTGATGCCCGTGGTGCGGATCTGCTCGCTGGCGGCTTCGCTGGCGGCTTCGGCGCGGTAGCGGTCGCGCAGCAGCAGCAGCTCGGTGATCGGCATGCGGGTCAGGGTGCGACCGGCGACGCTGACCTGCTGCTGATCGGTGCTGGCGCGGCCTTCGAGCACGGCCTCGATCGCGTCCAGCACCTTGCGGGCGTGGCTGCGGTTGTCGTAGGGCGCGGTGATCAGCGCCGGGTCGGCCTCGATGACCAGCTCGCCCTGGCCGACGGTGTAGCGTTCGCCGGCCTTGGTGACGTAGCTGGCCCAGGTGTAGCGGCCTGCGGTCCAGCCGGCGGTGGTGGCCGGGGTCACGCTGACGCTGTAGAGGTCGCCCGACACGCCGGCGGCGAAGGTGATGGCCGCACCAGCCGCGTCGCGGCGCACCAGGCGGTAGGTCAGCGTGTAGCCCGCGCTCGGCAGGTAGTCGGGCACGCTGGTCGCGAAGACCAGCGAGTCGCCGGCGATGAGTCGCTGCTGCTGCATGGCGTTATCCGATGCGCCGGCCCAGGGGCCGCGCGGTGGTGGTGCCGATCCGGGCGACCTCGTCGGCGATCGCGCCGCCGATGCGGCGGTCGGCGTCGGCCGGCGTTTCGCCGATGCGGCGCAGGCTGGCGGGCGCGTTGGGCAGCGACTGCGCCGCACCAGCAAGCAGGCTGGCGACCGCGGTGATCACCGCGCCAGTCGCCGTGGCATCGCCCGATGCGCCGCCCGTGGCCGAGCCTGCGATCAGGCTGGCCGTGACGGTGAGCGTGGCGCCCGCCGCGGCGGCGCCGCCGCCGCTCGCACTGGCTGAGCCTGCGATCAGGCTGGCGGTGGCGGTAAGCGTAGCGCCCGCCGCGACTGCGCCGCCGTTGGCCGTGCCGGCGACCAGCGAGCTCGTTGCGGTCAGCGTGACGCCGGCCGCCAGCGCGCCGCCGTTGGCCGTGCCCGCGATCAGCGAGGCAGTGGCAGTAAGCGTGGCGCCGTTGGCGGTCGCGCTGCCCGCAGCCGCCGGCTGGTTGAGCAGCAGCAGCAGCACTACTTACTCCACAAGGGTCCGCAGCAGTGCGAGCGACGATTGCGTTTGCTCGATCTCTTCGGTGAGGCGTTCGACGTGATCGAATTCGCCCAGACTTTCATACGACGACCGAAGGGAAACCGTGCGGGATATCCGGCGCTCAAGCATGACAATGATTTCTTGGATCTTCATTACTACACCACCTGCTGGCGAAGTTGGATGGTGATGCTGTTAAGTGCCATGTACACGTAGTAGATCTCCGTCGCGCCGTCCTTGTAGATCACGTCAAATGCCGTGTCGCCGACGATCGCCGTGCCCTGCGGATACAGCATCGTCGCCCACGGAAACAGTTCGGATCGCACGACGTCCAAAGCGAACCAACGGCCCGTCGCGTCCTTCTGGACGTAGAGCAGCCCTTTGTGGAGCGCGTACTTGCTGCCCGTCGTGAAGGTCTCCGACGAGGGCGAATACGTCACGGTCTGCCATGTGTTGCCCGCGATGTCGTAGCGGTGCAGCGCGCCGGTGGCCGCGCCTTGCAGGGAGTAGATCCAGCGGCCGTTGATGATCGCTGACTCCGCGTTCCAGTCCGCGCCCTCCGCGCTGTGGACCCAATGCGCGCTCATGCCCGTGCCAGGGGCCGCCGCGCGCGCCGCACCCGGCGTCAGCGTGGACCACGTGTTGGCTGAAATTGAGTAGCGATACAGCGTGACGGCGTTGTTGCCGAGCAGGTACAGGAAATCGTCGTTCCCCTCGATCGCATACTGCGAGGTCGCGTCCGGCGTCGTCGTCCACGTCGCGACGGTCAGCGTGTCGGCGGTGTTCGCGGTGATCGCGCGAATCTGGCCCGCGCCCGTGCCCGCCGTAATCCGCACCTGCGCGTTAATCCACTGGGAGGCCGTCCACGTCTTGCCGGTCTGGACCAGCGTCGTGCTGGTGGCACTCGTCGCCGTGCCGGTCGCGAACGACCGGAACGTGCCGTCGACGATGGACGGCGTCGCCACCATCTTCGCGTCCGTGCCGAACGACGCGGGCATGTTGGCGAGCGTCGTCCACGTGTTCGTGGCGTAATCGTACTTTCGGAACGACGCGGCGGCGACCGATCCGTTGACGCCGACGTACCACACGGGCGTGAGCAGCCGGTATACGGTGGACGCGGTGAACGCCGACGCCTGCGTCGCGACGGTGATCGTGGCGTTCGTGGCTACGGTGTTGCTGACGATGTCGAGCACCGCGCCCGCGTTCGGCCCTGCCAGGATGTGGACGCGATAGCCGCGCAGGTCGCGCGCGAGCGTCTGGTTCGTGACGATGGTCGATGTCGTGCCACCCGTCGCGGTGAGCGACGCCGCCGCCGTCGTGGTGCCGGTGCTCCACGCGCCGGCCACCCCGCACGTGCCCGCGCCGACCGCGCCGGCAAGCCCGGCCAAGGGGAGCGTCACCCATCCGTCCTCGGCCGGGTTGTAGATGTACGACTCGTTCTGCCCGCGCAAGTACAACTGCTGCTGCCGGAAGTGGCGCGAGGACGAGATGAACGAGCCCGTCACGGTCGCAGCGGGCAGCGACGCGCAGAACTCCCACCGCTTGAGGTCAAGGATCTTGCGGTTGCCGTTGGTCGTGGGCATCGTCGTAGGAAGTTAGGTGACGGAGATGTTGCGGCGCAGATTGTCTGCGCCCATGCGCATGAGCGTCGGGATGTAGTCGTTGGTTGCGAGGCCGCCCTGCTGCGACTGGTTCGTGAGCGTCGAGACGGTCGTCACCGTGCCGCTCGAAATCGTGGTCGAGGCGAGCGTCACGTTGAGGTTTGCCGCCGTGGGTTGGCGGACTTCCATGATCGGCCAGCCCTGCGTGGACGGCAGCGCGAATCCGATAGAACGCGTCAGCGACTGCACGGCAAAGCGCAGCGCCTCAATTGCTTCTACCAGCTCGCCTTTTTCTTCTGTCGGGAGTGGATTGCCGTTCGAAGTTAGGTGCGCGATACCATCGGCACCATGCACCATCTTGACAAGCTGGAATTGCCTTCCGCCAATGTCGTCGGTGGCTACAACTTCGCCAGTTGCTGGAAGAGTAACGTCGTCGGCCATGTCAGTTCTGGATCCGAAGCGTTGAGCCGGTGAGCGTGAAGGTGGCGCCGCTGCTGATCACGTCGGTCCCGAAGTCGATGACGGCGATCAGCTCGTCGGCGCTCGCGGCGCCGCCGCGCGACTTGTAGTAGACGGCCTTGCGCGCGGTGATGGTGCTGGTGGGCCAGGTGGTGCCGCCTAGGCTGATGTCGACGCGGTCGTTCGCGTCGTCGCGGGTGACCGTGACGGTGACCACGTTGCCGCCGCTGCTGTAGCCGCCGCCGGCGGCGACCTCGTTGGTCACGTCGTCGCGGAAATCGTGCGTGTCCTTGTTTTCGGTGTACGACGCCGTCGTCAGCAGCACGCGGAAGGTGTCGGTGTCGAAGTCGATCGTGCCGCGGGCCGCGGCCTCGATGCCGCGGTTGTAAATGAGGCTCGGCATGATGTCAGTTCACGCGGCGGATGTAGCCGGCCTGCTCGGCTCGGGTCAGGCAGCCGCGCGCGAGCTTGTAGCGCAGGGCCAGCACGTAGGTGCGGTGTCGGTTCTCGGCGTCCTCAACCTCGGTGGTGACGAGGTCGGTGGCGTCGCTGTAGACCATCGGGTCGCCGGGCATGAAAGCGTCGTCAGGGCAGTCGATGGCCGTTAGCTGCGTCCACTTCCCGAAGCTGGCGCACCCGGAGAGCGGCAAGCTCAGCAGGGCGCACAGCAGCAGCGAAAGTCGGGTCTTCACGGGCTATTCGCTCCACGGTGCGCGTGATGGTGCGAACCTCGGCGGGCCGGCTGGCCAGGGCCTCGGCGATGGCGTCCTGCGTGGCCTGGTCGGCCGCGGCGCGCTCGGCGTTAAGCACGTCCACCAGCGCCTTGGCGGATGCCGCGGCGGCTTGGGCCTGCGCCTCGTGCAGCGCGACGTCGTCCTGCAGTTCGCCGAGGCGCCAGGTCTGGACGTACAGGGCCGTTGCCAGAATGAGCACGGTCGTACCCAATCCGAGTACGGCCTTGCCTAGCAGCGGCGAGGCGACGCCGGCGAGGCGGGTCAGGATCGCAGTAAGCACAGGCGTGATTCCTTAACCTTGCGCGCGCCGTTCTCCGGTCTCAACGATTACTGAGGACAGCCGCGGCAGCTAAGGATCGATCGGCAGATCACTGTGTCCGCACAGTCCAAATGCCGCAGCGCGTGCAGCACGTCGTCGCGAGATTTCAGGATGGCACCGCGATCCACATCGATTTCGCCGGCTTCGATGCGCCGCACTGTGGCGAGCAGATCCGTGGTGCGCGTGAGCACGCGCTTGAGAGCCTCTTCTTCTTCCGCACATGCTGCGTCGGCCATAACTCATCTCCTCAATGGCTGTTGTTCGCGCTCCATGCGCGCGATGATCCGTTCCAAAACCGCCACGCGATCCGTGAGGTTTTCGTTTTTCTCGGTTTGCATCGCGTGCCGCTCAGCCGCTACACGCGCGTCAGCTTGTCGGTATGCCTCAACCACAAACACCGCCGCAACAGCGACGACTATCGCAAACACCCCGACAATGCCCACCGCCCAGGACACCGCGGTTGCGCCTGTCCAGACCTGCGCCGTGGCTTGGGTGGTTGCAACAGGGGATGACAACCCGAGCCGCATCCGATTTGCGGCGGCACTGATTTCGCCGGTCATCTCGGCAACGGCATCCGAAAGCCGATGCACATCGTCCGGCGTCATCTGAATATCCGCTGGACCAGCTCCCATAGGTCTACCGCTGTCGCCTTCATGCCGTAAAGCAGAAAGATCGTAGCGGCCAGGATTCCCGCTTTTTGGCCCGTGGTGTAGCCAGCCGCGTGTCCTTCGTCTCGCGCCTGCGCCTGCAAGTTGCGCGCTTCGAGCGCCGCGATACGCGATTCGACGGCGCGGCGTTCGTCGCTGGCTGCCTCACGAAATTCGTGCAGCGCATGATTGAGCCCGTTGACGACGCGCTCCAGTCCCTCAACGGACTGCTGCAGTCGGCCGATTAGCATGGCTTCGGCGGGATCGAGTGCCATTTCAAGCAGCCCTATTCCGGCGGATCCACAAATAGATCGAAACCGCCAGCGCGATCCCGACGAATACATAGAGTGCGGCGTCGGATTCCGTGGCGCGTGCGCCCACCACGGACAACACCCCGCCGACGCTGAGTCCAGCAGCCGATTGCGCGGCGGCCGGATTAGCCGGCGGCGGCTCGGCGATCACGCCAGCCTCAGCCGTTTCATCCGTTTCGATTGCGCTGGCCGATGCCCACAACACCGCTTCGTCGTTGCGGCGTTTGACGAGGCCGGGCAGGATGACCTTCTGGCCGCTGACCGTCCCGTAGACCCAGCGGCGAAGCTGGCCAGGAACGGCTGCAAACCGGCCCGCGTTCAATTCGCGGAGCAGCGTCGACTGCGCGAACGCGGCCGCGCCCACGTTGAAGACGAACGACACCAGCGCGTCGAACTGGCCGTCGCTCAATGGCATCTTGACCAGCCGCGTGACGGCGGCCTCGGCCTCGCGCACGTCCTGCGTGAGCAGGTTGTCGGCGCGCTCCTTGGTGATCGTGTTGCCCTTGCGCGCGGCTGGGCCGGTGTGCCCGTAGCCGATCGTCCACACGCCGACCGGGTCGACGTAGGCATCCAGGCGCAGGCCCTCGTGCCGCTTGATCAGGTCGCGGCCGGCTTTGGAGATGCGGCGCATGTCAGCCGTCCCGATCCGCCGTGCCATCGTCGCGCGGCGGCCGACGCGTGCGCCAGTGGTAGAGCAAGTCCTCGGACACGGACACAAGCAGCCCGCCCGCGAAGCCCAGCACGAGACCGACGAGAAACGCGACGACGCTCACGTCAGACCCCCAGGTAACGCGCGAAGTACCGCTCGGTCTCGGCGCGCAGCTCGTCGAGGTCGGCATGCACCTGCTGGCCGTTGACCAGCGCCGTCCACGGTCCGCGCGTGACGGTGATGAACGGCTGCCACGCGGGCGTGTCGGCCCCGGCGTTGAGGATGCCCTGCCCGACGCCCTGCTGGTCGGCGTAGAGCAACGTCAGGCGCTGCTGCTCGGTCAGGTCGGTGCGAACCAGTGCGCCGGACCAGACGAAGTGCGACGGCCAGGCGAACTGCGCGATGCGCGGCTTGCCGTCGGGGCCGATCTCCGTGCCCTCGCCAAAGCCATTCGGGTACTTGGCGGCGGCCGCGTCGGCCTTGGCCTTCAGCCACGACGGCCCCCACTCGCCGTAGGGGCCCAGCGGAGCCGTCAGCGGGTCGTCGTGGGCCGCATCGGCGGCGCCGCCCAGCGCGGCGATCGCCGCGTCGAAGGCGGCATTGCTGGCTTGGCGGGCCGTCAGCAGCGTCTTGAGGGCGTCGGACACGGGCGGGCTCCTGTTCAGATTTCGGTTGTGTCCACGCGCCGTGGACACGGCGGATTCGTGAACGTCGGCACAGGTGCGCGGCTTTGGCGCGCCGCGGCTAGCCGTGGGTGGCTTCTCCCGCCGGGTCCCGCGCTGGAGTGCCGGCGGTCGGGCTGTGCGTACCACCCGGGCCGACCCGTCGACGACGGTGGGCGCGTGCCGGCTGGCCCCGATGGCGCTCGGTGGCCTAGCGACCCCGCGCCGGTCGTGGCCGGCGCAGGGCGCGGGCTCGCGGGCGGGGGAAACTGCGGCGCGCAGAGGAGTGCGCGTGAATCCCGCAGTGTGGACAGGCTATGCCAAATAGTGCGGACAGGGCAAGTCCGCACTATTCGCTGCGCGCGATCTCGCTCAAATGGTCAGTAGTCCGGCAGCTCGGCGCGCAGCATCAGTTCCAGCCGGGCCAGCGCGTTCCACGCGGCATGCGCGGCGTGGCGCAGTTGCGAGTCGCGGTCGACCGGCTCGCCCTTGGCCTCAGCGAGCAGGTGGCGGTGCAGCGCGTCGGTGTAGCGCTCGACGCCGTCGGCCACGCTGAGCCAGCCGCGCGGGGTGTACTTGTCCGCGCCGAACGTGGTGACGCGCGAGACCTCCCACAGCGCGTGCGCGAAGCCATCGATGCACAGGCCGGCGCGCACCTTGCCGCGGTCGAGTTTCGCCCCGGGCACGTGCGCGGCCAGACCGTTGGGGTCGGTCTCGGTCATGGTGGCACCGTAGGGTCAGGGTTGCGGGCAGAGAAAGTCCGCAGCGAGCGCATCACGCTGCACGCTCCTGGTCATTCCGCAAGGCCTTCGCCAAGGCTCGCGCCGCGCCCTGCTCGGCGTCGCGCAGCCGTCGATAGGTGAACTCGTAGACGCGCGCCCAGCGCTTGCGGAAGGCGGCCTCGTCGCGGCCGATGGCCTCGGCGCGCTGGCGCGCGCTGATGGGCACGGCGCCGGTGCCATCGCAGTGTGCGCAGCCGTCGCCGTGGCAGGACGGACACAGGGTGGTGCCGGCCATCTCGGCCAGCACGGCGTGGCCGATGCGCGCATAGACTTCCGGGTGGTAGCTCCAGCAGCGCTCGCGGGCGCTGTCGCGCTCGCGGGTAGCGGTGTGGATCTCGCCGCGCAGTTCGGGGCCGGGGATGCGGCTGCAGTAGTAGCGCAGCTCGAGGTCGACCAGTTGGTCGGTGGCGGCCTTGAGCGCGGCGGCGAGGCGCGCGTGTTCTCGGGACTGGATGAGCGCGATCTCGCGCAGCAGTTCCGTGGGCTTGAGGATGGCGCCCAGCGGCCACCACAGGTGGCACAGCACCTCGCGGCCGAGGCCCCCCGGCACGAAGCCGAGCGCGGCGGCGATGTCCTGCGAGGACACGTCGCCCGCACCGCGGCCGGCGCCGCTCAGGTTGAGCGTGGACGGGTTGAGCCGGGCCAGCAGCTTGCGGACGTTCATCG